CCTGTTCCAGGCGGCTGAGGGCCGGGCGGCTGTAGCCCTCAGTACCCACCGGACGGTGGTTTCCTGCCCGAACGACCCCAATCTCCTGAACAACCCCAAGAGCCAGTCCAAGGTTACGCACCGTGGAAGCCGCCGGTTGACGGGCCGCCAGTCGCCCCAACACCGCAGCCCCCAGCGGTGCCGACTCCTCCGCCTGCTCCTCCTCCTGTAGCACCGTCAGACCCTATTCCCGGTCCCGCTGGTCCCCCGGGCCCTCCTGGTCCAATCGGCCCCAGTGGTCCACCTGCCCCCCCTGTGCATGTCGAACCTCCTGTTGTGCCGGTTGAACAACCAGTCCAGGTAGACCCGTTGCCGGTTCCAACGAGTTGGCCCGAGTTAATTATCGTTGCATTGATTGCCGCTGGGGTCGGTAGTGGTTTGCCAAAGTTTATGCAGGTGGTTCTGCGTTACGTTGGCACCTACGTATTGACGCTGGGATACGAGAAGGTCAAGGACAAAGAGTTTGTTAAGAGCACCCTGACACCGGAACTGTTTGAACAGTTGAAGGCGTTGTTGCCTAGCATTCAAGAGTTTTCCAGAAGTCTAAAGGCACCTGACCCAATTGTTCGTCCGGCCGATAACCTTCCACCTGGCTACCGTCCTGCGTCATACGATCAAGTCGCTGAGTTGCTGACGGAGTTGAAGAATGCCCAGTCCAAACCGGCTGGATAAGCTGATTACGAAAATCGGCGGTGCAGTTGACCAGTACGCCCTGGCCTCGGAACTGCTCAGCCAACTCGGCGGAATTACCGGGCTGTGTAAACGGATCGTGGAATGTTTGGACGGTGCGGACAAGGGGTCTGCGGCCCAGGCTCAAACGTTACGGGCGGTGTTGGAGTTGATCGGTAAGGTCTCAAGGGACATGGGATCGAAGATGTTAGAGGAAGAGATTCCCGACAAAGAACTGGAAGACGCAGTAGCGGATGCCAAGGCCAAGTCAATCAAACGAATTCGAGAACCTGGAACTAGACGACCTTCTGGCGGAGATTGCGTCGGAGGAGGGGACGCCGACTCAGTTGCCGACTGGGGAGACGGTTCAACAACTCCACGTCTGGAAGAATAGGTATACTCGTCGTCTAGTTGCAGAGTACACTAAACGCACCCGTGAGGGGTGGCGAATCTACCGGCCCCTGCCCGACACCCACTTCTTTCACAAGTCCAACGCCCACATCAAACTGTTAATCGGTTCAAACAGGGCCGGTAAAACCTTAGCCGCTGCGATTGAGTTTGCTCTTATCGCCATGGGCAAACACCCATACTACCCCGGCAAGAAGTCCGGCCTCCGGATGTTGGCTGTCGCTTACGATGGTGACCAGCTTGGACGGGTAATGTGGCACAAGCTGACTGCCCCCGGCCCATTCCAGATGATCAAGGATTCCGAGACAGGGATGTGGAGGGCCATCCGATCCGATCCGGCCGATCCGACCAAGGTCGAGAAGTTGGACATGGACAGGAAGGCTGAGTGGCGGCCGGCACCGCCCCTACTCCCGGCCCGGTACATCCGTGAGATAGCCTGGGAGGACAAGAAGCAGGGAATCCCCAAGTATGTTCGACTGATCAACGGCACTGAGATCATGTTCCGTGTGAGCGGTGGGCAGCCTATCAAGGGCGTTGACCTGGACTTAGCCTGGTTTGACGAAGAGTTGGACAACATCGCCTGGTACTCTGAGACGATGGCCCGGTTGATCGACCGGTCTGGAATCTTGATCTGGTCGGCTACACCACAGGCTGGTACGCAGGAGTTGTTGGAACTACACGAGAAGTTCCTGAACGGCGACGATACTGTATTCGCCGTACACATCCACATCGAGAAGAATCCATATATTCCCGAAGAAGGGAAGAAACAGTTCCTGGCCTCATTAGTCTCCGAAGACGAAATCAGTATTAGGTATCATGGTGCATTTGCAATCGCTGGTCGAAAAGTATACCCAGAATTCACTATTCTGGGACATCACGGTACTGATACTCAGCACCCCCCAAACGATTGGACTCGGTACCTTGCTCTTGATCCTGGGTTTGACACCGCATGTGTTGTATGCTGTGCGGTCAGTCCCGACCAGTCCGAAGTGATCGTTCACAAAGCCATCTACATGAAGAAGCACAATGCCAAACAATGTGCGGAGCGTATCGCTAAGGAGCTTAAAAACGAACCGATGTATTCGGCGTTTATTATTGACCAACGTATGGGTAGACAGACTGACATCCAGAGTGGCAATCGGTATCTTCATCATTTTATTGATGCTTTTAAGGATGCTGGTCTTGTAAGCCGGAAGACTGGGAACAGCTTCTACTACAGTTGTGATGTGGTTGAGACCCGAGAGGGATTTCTGAAACGATGGATGCAACAGAACAAGGAGGGTGTTGCCAAGATGCACCTCAGCCGGGGGGCCCTGGGGATTGACAGGCTGTGCCAGGATATCAAGTCATCCTTCTACGATAAGACCCGGGCCAACAAACGTACTAACCGAAAACTCCACGGATTGGACTGTTTAGAGTACCTTGCGGCCTTTGACCCAGAACACCAGGTGGTAGGGGACGATCCGAATAAACCGGCGGGTCAGGACGAGATTGGGAAGGTCGTTCTGGAACTTTTGAAAAAGAAGAAAAAGGATGCGGAGAAACGTGGTAGAATGGAGAAAGCGATGCAACGTGGCGGCCCGGCCCTAGAGAGGGCGGTTGCCCGTATTTTGACCAAACTCACAACAAGGTGATTAGATGCCCACAGCAGTAGCGGAACAGGTTTCCACAAAGTTTAAGTTGCCGGATGTAGAGATCGGCGACATCGTCTGGACCTTCAAGGAGTTTGGTGACGACAAACGTGAGGCGGCCGTCGTGACTGGAATCGGCGAACGGGTTCTTGCTGTCCACATTTTGCAAGAGAGTAATGCTTATCTTCGTCCTGTCGATGCGGCCAGGTACCTAAACGATCCCGATCTGAAGGACCCAGAGCGTCGGCAGACCGCCCTCTGGGATGGTTGCATCTTCGAGTTGACACCGGCATCCAAGCGTTTGAACCAGTTGAAGAACGATGTCGAAACATTGAAGGCCGAAGTCGCTGCTTTGAAGTCCAAGAAATCGAAGGCTGAGTAATGACAGTCTCTGCTGACCTGACGATCCTGAAGAACCTGTGGATGGACAAGGTTAAAGCCGGTGAGAAGCATCGGGATAAACGGTTCGGCAAAGATGCCGAAGAGATCATGCGGTTCTATAAGGGACCACACGATTTTATCTTCGTCGGCAGAGAAACCTCTCATATCTTCCTGGGCGACGCGGACGCGGACATGCCTGAGCCGACGTTCAAGATCACTGTGAATAAAGTCGCCGAGTTCGTTCATGCGTATATCCCGGTGCTGGTCAATACCAATCCAGATCGGATCGTTGACCCTCGGCGACCTAAAATTGCCCCACATATTTTGCAACGGGCAGGTGTCAACTACGACGACGCCGAAGAGCATTGGGCCAGGAAGCATATCAAGGGGGCACTTCAACAGAGCTACCTGAACTACACCCCCAATGAGTTCAGGTTGAAGCAACATATCAAGAAAGCCCTGTTTGACTCTCTCACGGCCGGCCGTGGTATCCTGTGGGCTGGTTTGGTTCCGGCGGTTGGCGGCGGATACAACGTTGGGTCGTTCTTCGACGGCTGGAAAAGTCTAGTCACCGACCCGGACTCCAAATCTCTGTCGAGAGCAGGATGGATCGTCCGAGAGCGAATACTCCCTGTGTGGGAAGCCGAACGGATGTTCAAACATCCGGGGGGCTACCTCAAGAAGTTCGCCTCCATGGAATCCGTCAACACTCAGGCTGTTCTGGACGGCTCTACGTCGATGCCGGAGGATACTGCATCCCGAAGAGCGTTAGGAACTACCAGCGACATCATCAAGTTCTACGAAGTGTACAGCCGGGTGGGCCTGGGCGGGAACTTGGCCGGAGCAACGACGGCGTTTCAAGAAGCACTGCCGGTCTTTGGCGACTATGCCTATTTGGCTATTTCTGATCAATGTGACTTTCCGCTCAACATGCCTCCGTATCTGTTCGAGACCGGAGACCCGTTCTCCATAGTGTCGGAAGCAATTCAGTGGCCGTTCCCGTTCTACAAAGACCCGACTGATCCGTGGCCCTGCTCCGTCCTGGACTACCACGAACTAAACGAAGAGAGTTGGCCATTGGCCCCCTTCCAGCCTGTACTGGGTGAGCAGGAGTGGCTGGACTGGTGCTACAGCTTCCTGGCCGGTAAGATCAAGAACATCAGCCGAGACTTGATCCTGCTGCCCGACTCGCTGCATGAATCAGTCATCGACAAGATTCTCCATGGCAGCGACCTGGAGGCAATCCCGATTGACTTCAAACATGCGGAGATGATCAAGGACCTGATTCGCTTCATCAGCCACCCCCCTGTGCATGCCGACCTGTGGCGTATGGCCCAGATCATCGAAGAAGCCATCAACGTCCGTACCGG